GAAAACAGGAGTAATTGCAACTGATTTAGCAGTAACACTATAGTTATCATCCGTATCAATTGCTTTTATTAAATAAGTAATACTTGCTCCAGAGACAAGAGTCCCTACTGTCGCTGTGGTTCCAACAAACTCACCAATAACAGTGGCACTATCCCAACCTGTCCCTCGTCTTATCTCATAACCTCTAATATCTAAATCAGCAAACTCAGGTGCAGTGGGGGCAATCTTCACCCATGTCAGACGATCTCCTAAGTTTTTATCAGTAGTACCAGTAAATGTAACAACATTACTTGGTTTTGCTGTTTTACCAGTACAAGTAAATGAAGTCTTTAGAGGTGTAACAGATTTTTTACCATAGGCACTCACACTGTAAATTTCAAAATCAAAGACCTTAGTCCCTATAGATTTATCAATAGATACATTTGTAATCTCATAATCTGGATTTTGGACTCGAATTGTATTCCATCCCCCTTCAGATTCTCTCCATCGAACCTCATATTTATTAACCCCAAGGACAGGCTTCCATGCTGCAATTACCTTTACTCTGACTTCATCTCTATGCCTGTATAGTTGTTGATGAGGGAAAGTAATAGAAGACGAAGCGATTGCATTTCCACTTTCATCATCACCAGCATATCCAGTCGGACGTACTGCCCAGCCCGAAGGTGCAGCAGGAATCTCATCTAAATTTGTTAAATCTCTATGATTAAGCCCTTGATCTTGTTCAACATGATCATATTTAGATTCATCATGGGAGACACAAGTAACCGTATATTGAAAGTCTTCTTCTTCTTTGACTCCAACAACTTTCCATGTAGAGGTTTGAAGGTTTTGAGCTGATGTTCCTCCAGTAGTTTCTAATATCCAAAGACTATTCACATTAGGAGTTTGGTCTTGGAAAGTGTCAACGTAGTCAGGTTGATTAGGTTCTCTACCTGCTGAATCATTTACTTTAATCCTAAAATTAGTAACCGTTGTTATTACTCCACTTGCTGAAATCCCATCCGTACCAACATCAGCAGTACAAATACTGCCATTTTGCATAATCACATGCAATGTTCTTGTATAACTAATACTTTCATTTCCTATGCCTGGTAAATCAGTTAAGTCTGTGTTATCAACTGTAATTTGATTCGCAGCAGGAACAGCTTTAATTCTTCCTCCTCTTCTTACACCTGCTTTAACTGGATCAGCTATCTCAATAATTTGACCAGGACGACAAACCGTACCTGCTTCTAGTGAAGTAACGAACGTACAAGTTTCTGTTTCATTTTGAGCAACATAAATCAACCATCTGCCAACTCTCCTTGCAGCCCCCCGTGAAGTACACCCAAAAGCATTGATAGTCTTGGAGACAACTCCGAATTTTTGAACAGCAGCATCATCAATAACTTCCTCATATGCCATATCTCTCAAAGTCATGTCGTAATATTTAACGATTGCAACTGTTATTCTGGTTGTCTGCGCTACCCCTGAATATGAGAAACCTTCTGGAGAAACATTGGCTAATGTAAATAAATAACTAGGATCAACGCCTTTTTTATCCTGAGATAAGTTTAATGCACCTGCACCGTAGTAAGGCATAACCCTGAAGACAGAGCATAACTGAGCAATAATTCTGTAAGCATCCTCTTTTTTTCTAAGGACTGCATTTAAGGAAAATCGAGGTTCACGAATTTTCTGAATTGTCCCATCATTAAAACGATCATGGAACTCGACAATTTCCGAAGAGTATCTAGAAGCAGCGTAAAATGAGTATTTATCAAGTTGAGCTGCATCAACATGATCTCCTGTTCCGTAACGAGACGATAAAAGCAAATCGTATAAACACCATGCTGGGTCAGCACACCAATGAGTAGTTGTAGTTAATGTGCCGTTAAAGATGTAGCCAGATGGATAATAGATAAACCCCCAAGTTTGAATTTCATCGGCATTTGAAATTCCTAAATTATCCGCAACAACTTTATCCGTTACAACAGTAGGAGTACCACTACCATTGGCTCCCGCCCCAGGTATCTTTATCTTTTTTCCTCTAATCTTATACGCTCTCTTCGGAACACTCCCAAATTCTTCAGCCTCAACTTGTAACCCTACAAGTGCAGTATTTGGGTAAGTATAAACAGGACTAACCCTTACATTACGATACCTCGCTGGTGAAGGTGTTTCATTAGAAGCAAGTTCTTCTGCGGTAGGGGGTGAAAGTAACTTGCTATCACTAGCAATCACAGTAAAAGTTGAATCGTTTACTACTGTCGCAACTGCTAAATTATCATTAGTACCAATAGTTTTTCCATCTTGAGGGGTGAAATCAAGAGAGACAATATCACCTACTTTTAATTTATGTTTCTGATATTCCCCTGCATTATGAGGATAATCTGTTCTGGTCGATATTGTAATAATATTTCCCGCAGCAGGAGTTTCAGCTCCATTATTCTGAACATAAGTACAAGCTATACGCTCATACTCACCTGCATAAGTGATCTCCGCATAAGAATGGACAACCGTCTTAGCGTTTACATTTAGCCAATCTTTAGCACTTAGATTCCACCTATCCTCATCTCTAGCGATACGAACGATACGAAATTGTACGGGGAAGGTATTACCTGTAATCTCAAACCGATATTGTTTCTGATATAAATCAGCAGTTCTGCCACTTACGAAAGCATCACCATCTTTAGCACCATAAATATTAAGCTTTTTAGTCCCTAAATCAATATCTACAAATTCACCTGTACCTTGTTTCTTTTGGAATCTATAAGCAACACTTTTACCCTTAGTATCTCCATCATCTTCAGTTTTTTGAAGAGCAGGAATCGAAATAACAATACGAACAGCATCAACGGCTCTATTAGTAATAGTAATGACATGTCCATTCCCTTCCCATTGAGCTAAAGTGCCAGGCACGTCTTGTCCAGCAGCTAACTGTTTTAATTCCACATTGACTGATGTTTCTCTTACCGTTTCATTAAAACCTGGTATAACAGACTGATTAGCAAGACCAGTCCTCTGATCAATTTTTAAATCAAAATAATTATACGAACCATCTCTATTCTGAAGTGGTGTGTTATTTAGAAAAATAGATTGATGCCACGGATTAGCAGCACCATCTATTTCATTCTCATCAAAATTTGGAACAGGAGTAACTAACCCTTCAATCTCTCCTTCACTAATAAGGTCTAGAAATGACGCTCTTGCCCTAGAATCAAGGCTATCCCGTGAAGTTTTTGGTGTGTCTCCCATTTAAAGCACGACCTCATCAATATCAGTTTTACTACTGATCACGATAGAACCAGTTATTACTTCACCATAAGCTACTGGAATAGCCGTACCACTTCTGGCCGTTTGTTGAACTCCACCAAAAGCAAAAGAATTATTAGGATCATCTACTCCTTCGGGTAATTCAGGGATAGGACTTAACATTTCATAAACCCCACTCACTGCAAGAAGGAGGCCAGCAGTCGCAGCCGCCGATACCCACGCTGCACCGACAGCAGTTCCGCTATACGAAAGCCCATATCCACCTATGCCCCACCCCGCAGTACCCCCTGTATAAACAATTGCAATAGCAAGTATTGTCATACCAATAAAAGCTCTTTGTTTTTCATTACTACCTCCCACAACGGGAATAATCTTTATTTCATCCATGCCAGCAGGGTAATGAAACTCATTTAATGCTAATGCCGTTGAACCTAATTTTACTTGATAATATTGATTAGCCATATGACTTTCAAGTTCAGGCCAATTAGTAAACAAAAACCTAATAGCTTCCGCAGCATTAGCCGCTTCCGCTTCAATACTAGAAAAACCAAGAATTTCTTTTAAATGACCATATACTTTTATTTTACGCAACATAACGAAGCCTCTTTTTCGTACATTTTAAAAGCCATTCGCCATAAAAATCTCTACTACTTAATCTACCTTGTGAATGATGCAAAATCTGTTGTGGTTCAATAAAAACCCCCACATGGTTCAATTTATTTTTATAAGTAGAAAATAAGACACTATCTCCCTCTTGTAATGGTTCATCATCATCTAATTCTCTGAAACCAGTTTCCTTATAACATCTTTCAAACAAGGGATCTTCTTCAAAAGCATCAAGACTATGAGGACGATCCCAATCTCGAAGTTTTATTCCTTTTTCGTTGTAATAATCTCGAACTAAACTCCAACAATCATATATTCCATAAGAATAATTCCTACCTATCAATGGAATTTTCCAATTCACAGGATTAAATGTATGCCATTCCTCCGTATTAGGATTACATATATGCCACGGTAAATTAATAACATCACATGCTTTTAAATCTGCCTCGCTAGGTTTTGGTGATGAATGAGGGTGAGAATGAACTACTGCCAAAATTTGACCTGTATCTTCTGCTTTAACCCAATCAAAAGGATCTATTATAAAATGATGGTTAGGTGAAGGTGCAATATTACGGCAAGCAATATATTTTCCTCTTCCTTTCCAACAAACAACTAAGCCACAAGATTCTTTTGGATCTTCTTCTTTTGCATGTTTTAATGCTAATTCCTTCCACTCAACCATAAGAAGCTCCTAAACCTGGAAATTCAGAAGGTAATGCAACTCTTTTTGGAATTTGTATTCCATTCAAATCAAATGCACTAACTAATTCAAATTCACAAAATTCTCTAGTTTCAGTACTCTTTCGATCTATATAATAAATCTCTCTAGGGAATTCTTGAGATTGATCTACATCAGCATTTATGTTATTAGCGAAATTAACAGGATCAATATATTTAGCTAATGTCCTAATACGAGTAACCTTTGCACCAGTTAAATCAATACCACTACTTACAGTATTAACAGAAGAAAGAATCGAAGTAACAAGTCCAAATACATTGGCGATAGAGATCTTGGGTCTTGCAGCCTCCTTTTGACTGCCATCATATTCAAACCCCTCTGCTTTTATCGGAAGCATTTCATAGTCTTGATTATTAAAACGCAACTGTCCATTACCAGTTAAAAGAGAAGTGATTGTAAATTTCGCATTAGCCGCCCCAGCAGTGTTCCCATCAATTGCAATTTCATCATTGACCTGATAACCAGTACCAACGAAATCAGTATTGATAGCAACACTCTGCACTGCTCCACCTGTAACTGTAATATTGACCTTCAATCCACTTCCACTACCAGTAACAGCAGTAGTCGCATAATTAAATTGCATACTGCCCGCAGGATCTCCATTTGGATAACCTGAACCCCCAGTGCTTAAGCTACTAAGACCAGAGGGAACATTATCACTTGATGCTTGTGCGCTAGTCCCGTCATGCCAATAGTAAGTAGTGACAACATTACCAGGGTTCCCTGTTGCGTAATGCAATCCCTCTTTTAGTTCTAACTGAAATAATTCAATAATCTCAAAGGGATTAGAAGATTGAAGATCTGATATAGGTACGGGCATTAGACTTCAAAGACCTGTCTAAATTCAGTGGTGATATGATTGTTATTAGCTGAAGTCTGTTCAACTTGCCACTGCTGGCAAACCCATTTACCTGCATAACCATAAGGGTCTGTCCAATCAAAACTATTCTTACCATTATTACCTTTCGTACTATTTTGGAAGAAATCAATAATATTATTCCTATCCGTATCTGATCTGTTATTAAAGGCTAAATCCCAAACTCTAGGAGCTACATTTAAGCCTTTGTGAATACGTTGTTCATATCCATCCCCGAAATCAACAGTTGTTACACGGGGTTCAACTCGGAGTTTTGGTGTATAGCTAGGACTAGCGTCAGTTGAGCCGCCTAATCCAGCAGTGTTAAAAGTAGCCATAAATTAACGATAAAGCATACCACCAGGACGTTGCTGTTTAGAAATTTCAGCTTTGATAGCGACAGCAAGAATTTTCCCTAAACCCTTTGCTTGTCCTTCATCGCCTTCAACATTAGTACCTTTCGCATCAACATTAACGACAACATTAGTTGTACCACCACCACCTCCAGCTACCTCAACTCCAAGTCTTCCTCCCTTACCACGTTTTAGGGGCATTATAGCTTCTGGCCCTACCTCGGACATCAGGCCGACTCCATTAGCAAATGGGAAGAGTGTAGGTCTGTTGACTACTCCTCCTTTATAGAAAGGAACAATGCCGTTTTTGCCGTAAACGTTTCCTAATGCGTTTAACTCTAAATTCTCAAGTCCTTTTGGCAATCCATACGCTCCTGCACCAGTAATCTTAGGTGTCACAACGGGAGCTGGGTTGTACCAAGCATTATCAAGCGCAGCCTGAAACTTAACTGCTTCTTTGCTTTGTGTTTTAGGCAGAAAACCACTCAACATATTAAACATCATTTGTTTAATAATCATTCTTGCTATATCAGCAATAACAGAACGTGCAAATTCTTTAAATTTTAATTTTCCTGTCGTCACAAAACTAACTAAAGCATCTTCCATTCCTTTAAACGCATTTATAAATACATCTTGAACATGTTTTCCACCTTCTCCTAGTCCATTGACATATTCTATAAGAGTTGCCCATTTACCTTCATCAGGTTTTCCAGTTGCACTATCAAAGGAATTTGCATCTTCAAGATTCGCTCTTTTAAGAATCTCTTGTCTTGCTTTTATTGCTGCCTCATACATCTCGATTTGTGCTGATAACCTCGCAGCAACTTGTTCATTTGTTTCCCCTTCAAGTGCTTTTTGTAATTCTGCGACCTTAATCTTTGCATCGCCGATTGACATCTTGCCATCCTGTATTTCTCTAACTGTCCTCTGCCATCTCCTTCCAAAATGCCATGCTGCTGTAGCCGCAAGAGAAATACCTGTAGCAACAGCAATAATTGGATTCTTCATAAGAGCCGCAGTAAAAGCAATAACCGCACCTTTAGCAGCAGCAATAGCTCCAGAAAATCCTATTGTGGCGAATTTAGCTAAACCCATTTTCGTGATAAATCCAGTCAAAGCACCACCTACTTTTACCTTAAGAGTCGTAGCGAACAGAACCAACCCCGACCAATTAGCGTATATCAAAGTGCTAGTAAACGTCCCAAGAGTAAAAATAATTTTATCGAAATTTTCAACAACAACTTTTAATGAGTAAGAAATACCTCTAGCAACCCCACCAAGAACTTGTGCCGCAAGCTGCAATGCAGGAACAAGAGTAGTAAGAATCTCAGCACCTATAACCTGTAAATCAGCACCAATAGGCTGTAAAGCTTTACCAACAGCCAACTTGACTTCATTCCAAGCTATCTGAGATCTAACTCCTGCCTCGACACTTGCTGCTCCAATTCCTTCGGCTACATCTTTATACTTATCTCCTAATTTTAATACGAAATTCCAAAGCTTATCTAAACCAATTGCACCATCTTTTAAGCCCTTTTGTAACTCTTTTGTTGTCATATTATTCGCTTCTGCGAATAAAGTAACGGCGGCTGGGAACCGTTCCCCCAACTGGCCTGACAGCTCTTCCGCAGACACACGCCCCTTCGAAAATATCTGAACCATCGCTGTTACCGCAGCCTTCGTATCTTCTGTCGAACCACCTGTAGCTTTTATCGCTGCACTAATATTTTCAAACGCAATTCCCGCATTGTGAATATTACCTCCAGCACCGATTACAGCAGCACTTAAACGTGTCATTCCCCGTGCTGCCAACTCTTGTGGCACGTTAAATCGTTCAGTTACTCCCGCAGCAGTACTTAAAGCAACTGCATAAGCCTTTTTAGAAGAAATTGCATCTCCTTCTACTCTGGTGGCAGCTTCTAATGCAATTTTTGATTTCTCAATCATTGCTGTGTAATTAGCTGATTCAGCACCAAAGGCAGCTACAGGCTGAAGCACCTGACTTGCAACTAATCCACCAGTCACAGCTCCCTGAGCCGTGTCACCACCTGGCCTTAAAGCTTCAACGCCAGCACCTAAAGTTGAACCTAAGAAACCAGCAGGCCCACCAAAGAAACTTGCACCAAGAATCGACTGGGCTGTTCTACCAATATTTCTGCCACTAAATTTATTATTGTTTAAGCGTGATAATGCTTTATCTGTCGTTGAAATAGCTTGAGTCGCTTTCTTGAAAGCAACAGTTGTTGGATCAAGACCATTTCTTATTTCATCTAATTTCGATCTTTGTTTTGTAAGACTATTAATATTTAAGTTCTGAGCTTTTGTTCCCTTACGAACTCGATCTAAATATTGATCTAAACTCTCTACAGTTTGCTGAAGACCTTGAGATTGTTGCTTTGCGAATTTGGAATCATAAGCAACTAAAGCTCCACCTTTCTTGCCAGTCTGACCAGCAGCAGGTAAAGCTTTTTTACTTAATCCAGCATATTCTTTTTGAGCATCCTTTAAACTCTTATTTGCCTTTTCATTTACCTTAAGCCACCTCTCCGTTACCCTCGTAAGTTCTTCCTTAACAGTCTTATAATTTTCCGTCCCAGGGGTTAAATCTTGAAGTGTATTTTGCAAATCTCCTATAAGAGATTGCTGGCCTCTAGGAGTCATCGGATAACCAAGATCCGCACCTAAACCAAAGAAATCTTCCCTTTCAACTCTTCCTTGTCTATCTATCATCGCATCTATTTGTTTTCCTACTCTCCCTGTCGTAATCCTTCCATATTGCCCCGCAGCTTTTACTGTACTACTCCTACCTGTTTTTGGCCTAAGAAACGATGCTAAAGATTCTGGACGATAAATATCTGCTGAACCACCTTTAGCATTAATATATTTTGCAAAGTAAGTTGGATCGTTATAAGCAGCTTCAGCCTCAACTTCTTTATAAAGAGGCGATCTCAAATTCAGAACACTCAACACCTGCTGGATTTGCCTTTGCAGCATGTTTTGGCCTAAAAACCTACGAGTCGCACTTAATCTTCGAGTAAACTGTTCTGGAGCTTTTGCAAAATCTTTACTCATCAGTGGAACTTGCGTTCCACCTCTCATCGCACCTTTATAAAGCCCATAAGCATCAACTTCGGCAGCCCTTTGTTGAGCATCAGCAAGTCTATTAGTCGCTATCGTTCTTGCCTTCTTATTCGCAATATCAGCCCTAGCTCTTAATTCTTGCTGACTAAGAATTTTGTTTTGATGACCTTCTTCTGCATTAATCTTTGTTAATACCTCTAAATAATCATCACTTTTAATATCTAATGCTTTTGTTATCCCTAATGCCTGTAACTGTAGATCATTTAATTGACCTCTCTGCTGTAAATTAACTTTTTGAGCATTAGCGTCTCTTATAACACCAGCAATAGCAGAAGCAGGTTGACGACCTTGAAGACTATAATCACCATCTTCTAACTTCCCTTTCCTTTTAATATCATTCAGAAAATTTTGCTGCCTTTCATTAAGACTCTCCCAAGTCCTGTTATACATCAACAATTGCAAACTACTAATTCTCTTATCGAACTCAGCTTGAGTTCCCGATTGCCGTGATGTTCCTTGTCCTGCAAAAAAACTAGAAGCTAAAAGACCAGACGTAATATCTGCTCCAGGTTGACTTACTCGATAACGTCCTCCAGAAGATCCTAAATCTTTTTCAATGCCAAGACGTTGAGCTAACGCCTTATTCATCCCTACAATTTCTCTTGTTAATTGCCTATAAGCTTTACCTTGAAAAGCAGCTCTATCTCTTAGTTTTTCAAATGCCGCAATTTGTCCTTTAAGACCAGTTGTTGTCTTTTCAGTTGCTTTACTAAAATTCTTTATTTGAGAAATTAACCCTTTAAAACTTGTTTCTGATATTTTTGTTTGACTACTAACTGCCTTTAATTCCTTACGAAGAAATTCAACATCTTCAAGACCTTCAGCCTTTAACCGAACAACTAAATCAGCAAGTGTTTGTCCTGTAGCCATTATTTCGACTCCTTCTTACTAAATTCCTTAAGTGCCGCAGTTTCCATAATTTGAAGTCCTTCTAATACCTCAGTGCGGTCTTTTATATTGTAGAGGTCAAATAGACCTCCAGCTACTAATAATACTTCATATTTTAATCCAACATACCCAGCCATTGAGACAGTCCATTGAGTTTGCATCTGCAAAAACATGATAATTGTCTCCCAATTACATTCCCACACCTCAAATTCATCCTTCACTTCTGGACTTTTAGGTATCTCAATGCCAAACGCTTTTGCATCTTCTTGAGTTAAATCCTCTACTTGTTTGCCGCCAGAAGCCCAGTAAATAGCGGCCTCTCTTAGTTTCCCTCCTTACCTGTTGTATAAAATTTCTGGAACGCTTCAACAACACCAGCTACAAAATCAACATCCTCTGAGAAATCTTTTAAATTGGCTTTGGTGAAGGGGATTTCAGTTCCATCTTCCTCTGTAATATCACTCCAACCAACAACAATTTTTTCTAATGCTTTATCTTCTTCTGCTTCAGTAAAAGCATTTAACTCTTTTTTAGCTAATCTTTTGAATTTGATAGTAAATTTATCTGTCTCAAATTCACCAGGATTTGTTTCAGAAGGACGTTTAACTTCAACAGGCCAAGGATAGGCTTTTGACTTTCTACGGATAAATGCCATAAAAAATAATGATATTCCCAAACACCATAGCCCAAAAAAAGGGGGGTATAAACCCCCCAACACTACAAAGTGAAGATTCAACTACTCAAAGATGATTGAAAGTTCATCATTTCCAGCAGCAGTAGGAATCAACGTATAGGGAATTTCCCACATTGCAACTCCATCATCATCACCATAAGAAATGTTGCTGAAGTCAGCACGTTTCTTGGTGTCAGCACTTGTTGTCTTACCTGATTGAATTGTTACCTTATTTAACGCAGTAGTTCCATGAGTGAAACTAATTTCATTCAACGTACCGTCAGCAAGTGCAGCAGCAAATGGGTTGTAAGTAGCCAATAAAGTAGCTTCTACGCTTGCCGAACCACCAATACTACGATTAGTAATATGAATAGTGGGACTGCCACCTACTAACTCACGATAACTAATTTCATTACCAACATCCAATGAGAAACTACTGAGTTGAAGATTGGCGTTGGGGGTTGAACCAATCTTGAAGGCTGTCGTATTACTATTGTTAAAGACCAGAGGAGTTGCCTGTTTCAAATAAGTAGGTACTAAAGCAGTTGCATCAGTAGGAGGTAAATAAACCCCAGTAAAAGTGAAGTCAAAAGTAGGAATTTCCCCTACAGAGCAATTGATCGAAAACGTTCCCTTGGCTCCCGAAACCGTGTGCTGGACACCATCTACGTTATAGACAATGCTGATCGTTGTGGTGTCAAGAGAGTTAGGAGTGTAAAGACGTTTAGCATCATCTGTCGTCTCTGTAGTAAAACCACAAGCCTCAAGACACTCACCATAATTAGGAGCATTATCGGCATCCTCATTATCAGAAGCGTTCTGACCGATTCCTGCCATTTCAACAGAAAAAGTACATTCAACCCTAGTGTTTGATTGAAACTGTTCGTTGGCTCCGAAATAAGGTTTAATCAAATCACGGGTCACTAAATCACTCTGTTGTGGGGTGACAGATAAATCACGCACTAAAAGACAATTAGCAGCTTGTGGAGTGTTGTAAGTTCCAGCAGTTGTCTCTTTTAGAACAGCAATGACTCGTTTGCGTAATAATAAGGCCATTCGTAGTTACCTTGGATGGAATTGGAGCAGGAACAAGAAAAAATTTCCTGCCCTTTCTCAAGAATTTCAATTCATATCATAAGGAAAGTGCCTTATTAGGGGTCACGAAAGACTGCCATAAAGCGTCCGATAATCGACTTCAAATTCACACATAATTAATCCAGCAGGTTGATCAGCTTCTATTACCTCAAATGTTGTCGTTGATGGACGCACATCTATTGCTAAACCACCAACAGTAGGATCTGCTAATAACTTGGAATGTAAACTCTCAACTGTTGCATCTGCCAGGTTGTCTGGGATCGTCCCTCTAGAAATGACAACAACTCTAATTCGCAAAGTCCAATCAATATGACCTGTTGTACCTCCAATGACAGGTTGATCATTACTCCATTCCAAAACTAACGCTGGTGACTCTGCTCTAGTAGTAGGCTCTGCCCTCGATCTATAGATACGAGTCGAAACTCCAGTTGTGCCAGCAAGAGTCGTCTTTAATGCTGCAAGAATCTGTTCCCTTTTACTTGCCATAAGTTAAACCTTCATTAGTGAAAGGATACAAAAACTTCCATCATCTATTTTTCTCGTACTACGAACTTTATAATCATCTCCATTTACTGTAATAGAAGCATCGAAAAGCAATGCTCCTAACTCAGTGGCCTTCGCAGTCAACATATAATCAGTGGTCATAACAACTCCATCAGCAACTATTTCATCAGGCTGCTCCAAAATACCTTTATAAGTAACACTGTTATATACAACAGTGTCATTAAAATCGGAAAAAAATACGTCTAAATCTTCAGTAAAAGCCATAAAAAAAAAAGCCCCAATTAAGGGGCTAAATAAACTTAACCGTACTTCTTAACACCAACTAAGTTGATGCTGTAACGATATGTCTGAGAAGAACCACCAAGAGTTTGAACAATCTTAATGTAACGCTTGCACTCATCTTTATTAAGAGCAAGTGTCTGCAATGAAGCAGAAGTAGTTACTTGCGTAAAAGCAGCACCAGAAACATCTGCATAAGTACCACCAGAAGTAGCACAATCTTGAATTTTTACATCCAATGTTGGGCTAGATCCACCAGAAGCAGAGCAATCTAAAATGAAGACAATATCTCCATCATATGTAAGAAGATCTATTGCATCTGATGTCTGAGTAGCAGTTACATTTGCTGCTGGAGTTGGGACACCAGCGATAACACTTAGCTTTTCTAAATTCTGTTGAATAACAGCCATTTTATTTCGCTGCGGATGCAGGAGGAGTAGGAGCAGGACAAGCCTTTGGCTCAGCAGTCGCCTTTGGCTTCGCTGTTACAGTCTTTTGAACAGCTTTCTTTGGTGCAGGTACAACATATTCTTCGGCCTGATTCTGACCAATTAATAATTGAGCTACCTGATTATCAAGGTCAACGGTAGAGCCAGAGTCCTTTCGGACTCCAGCTACCATTACATCACGGAGGATTTTAACCTTCATGTTCTTATGTTCCGTAACAGAACGCACCAGGCTGCTTAACTGCAAAGTCAACATCCTGTAGAGCAATAACTCTTACGTTTCCACTTGTTGCTCCAGCATAAGGATCAACAGTCAAGTCAACACCAGACCATGTACCCATTACAAGCTGAGAGAAGTCTCCGAAGAGAACGTCGTTGTTAGCAAGCTGGTTAGAAACAATAGCTGGATAACCATTGATTTCATTATTTTCCCAAACGAACTGTGCTGTGTTTGATGCCTTCTCAGTAGACTTCAATGCGCCTCTTGCAGCAGCATTAACGATGTACTTAAGTGCGCCAGCATCAGCGTTTGCAGAAGCTACGTCTGTCTCCATGCCGATGTACTCAGCAAAAGTTCCATAAGTAGTAATTGTCTGAGTACCAATGCCAGTAGTTTGAGTCAAACCTGTTGGCTGGTTAGAAGAACCTGTGCCATAGATACCAGCTCTGTCTAGTTCAAGAGCTATGCTTTTCGCTAGATCATTTCTTACAAACTGCTCAACATCAAGTGAGGCTTGAAGAAGAGTTTTTCTACTGAAATCAGTATAGCCACCAACAGTCTTAGGACTCATGTTGACCTGATCGAAAGCCTGCTGGCTCTCAGTAGGAGCAGATCCTTCTCCAACCCAGTACGCAGTTGAAGCGGCTGTTTGGCGAGGAATACTGATGTTTCCAGTCAACCCAGAAAGTACAGTTGTACCTGCCTGCATAATCGCCATTCTGTTGCGAAGAATGTCGATGAATGATCCAGCAAGTAGATCAGTGGCTACTAAATTACCACCTGCTGTTGCTGTACCTACAGTTAAGTCTCTCTTTAGAACTTCGTTAGGAACAAGGAAACCGTTTGCTGGCTTGCCATAACGCTTAGAAGCTTCTTCAGAAACTTCACGCTCAAAAGAAGCAGCCTCTTGAGCCTGTCTGTCAGCAGGATTAGCGAGAGCATTTAAAGCTCGGATAAAAGAAAATCTCTTGACCTCTTTTACCTCAAGACCTACTTCGTTTGTTGACATGTCAGTTGACCTGATAGGAGTGTTGCTTTGCTCTGATCTCTTGGATATAAGATCAAGAATTTGACGATTAGCATCATCAACAGATGTACCATCTTTGATGAGCTTTTCAGTTAGCTGTTCTGCGCCATGTTGACGACAAACAGCATAAATAGATGAAGTACGAACCTGCTCTTCTTCACGAACACGTTTTACTTCAGAAGCCACATCGACTTCAGCAGATCTCTCCACTTTTCCGATGACAGGCTCTGGAGCTTCTACGGCAGTCGCCGTATCCACCACAGTTTCTTGTGATTTTTCTTCCATAGATGGAACCGAGGGTGATGCGGTTGTTGCCGCAGAACGTATCTCCTCTTCAGGAGATTTGTTATCAATATTAATAGTATTAGGTTGTGAGGGGTCAGTCACGTTTTTTTCTTCTGAAGAAATTAATGACCTTCCTATCCCAACTGTAGGGTCAGCAGGAATTGGTGTTACCGATACTTCATGCACTGCCCAGTCATCTGCGACGAAAATTCCGTCGTTTTCTTCCATATTCTTGATCTGATAACCAAAGGAAATACCACGTAAAATTCCATCTTTAACGTCTTCTAAGACTTCAGAAGCGAATTTATTACGTGAAAAGCGAACTTTTGCATAAGCACGTTTAGTGTCCTTATCAATGTATGCTCGCTCAACTATTCCTATATGACGATCTGGATCATGGTTCCAAAGAAGGGGTGCAGCACCAGAATTTAGACGACTAAAATCAACAGATCTGTCATCATGTTTTAACACTTCTTTACCAAAATACCTTTCTACTGGGTATTCAGAACTAAAAGGAAATTCAAAAGTACGACCTTTACCGACACTTCTAAACTCAGTTACCTCTGTTCTGTGATGTGTTTCAGCAGGATCTATTCTTGTCGAAGTTTCTTCCTCGACCTTTTGTTGTTTCTCCATCTCAGGAGAAACTTTTTCTTTGTCCATAAATAACAATCAAGGAACTTCTCCTAATGATAGTTTATCTACCCAATATCATGTCTTAGTTCTTTTCTTTCTTTTAGTAGTAGGTGCAGATTTCTTTGCAATCGGTAATTCTAATTGTTCTTCAGGAATAGGAATTTCAACTTTATCTTTATCTAATACAACTCCTGCTTCTTCTGCTATCTCTTTTTCTCTAGCTAATTCAGCAACTATATCGTCATAATCACCACCATTAGAAGCAGCAATAACTTGAGATTTAGTCATATAACCTGCCTGCTCTGCTTCTCTATAAGCCTTCACCTCTTTTAAGGGATCTACGAAATGTTGTGCAGGAGGCGTCCATCTAGGTTTGCAATATCTCTCTGGCCTTGCTGCATAATCAATAAAATCAAGATCGCCAGATAAAGAAGCTAAAGCAAGCCACTCTTTAAAAATCCGATAATGGAAATTATCAATCAAATACTTCTGAACAACTCTCCAATGTTCTCTATCTTCCAATAAACTCAATCTTGAACTTGAATAATTTGTCTCACTAAAATCCCTACTTACTGTTTCAAAAGAACATCCAAAACCACTTGCAAATCGACGAACCTTATTTTTAACGAACATCTCATACTGCTGACTTGGATAATCAATATCTGGAACCGTAATATTCTCATTTGGAGCTAAGTACCGAAACGTACCTGGCTCGAAATTTTGTACTCGTTGATTAGCTTCTACTTCATCTCCAATTAACTCCCCCTCATTATTCGTCACAAACCCCATTATGCTCGCACCCGCCCTCGCACGAATTACGGCTGCTTCTTCGTAGCCCTGCAATTGGTGCATGTCGGCCATGACACTATGGAACCAAGGCACACCCCTGTTCTGGCCTGGTCTTTCAGGCAAAAATAAATGAATAATATCGTCAGCAGGTAAAAAAATATGTTTCCTATGGTCTGTAACTGACGAGATGTAAATCGAATCACCAGGATGCTTAGTCAAAATCGCATATCGAACTGCTCTCCCCCACTCATTAACCTCCACACCATTACGCCATTCATTATTCTTATTTAATGTCTTACCATCATATTCTTCATCTAATAAATCACTTTCAATCATCTGTAATGCCAAAGGCACAACAGATCGACCTAAAGGTTTTTTGATAATTCTGAAAATTGCCTCACCTGACTCAGGTAATGCTCCAGCAGCTAACCACTCAAGTTGTTGGAAATTATATTTACCAGCCGCATCACAATTTTCTGCCCTACACCAATCTTTCCATCTTTCCTCAATCTTTTTATTAACTCTACGATCTTTCCTATTACCTCTTAACTGTAAAACATCCGATTGAAACCTCATACCAGTTCCAACTGTATTAATCTGCGTAGTCCTTTTCGCTTGCTTCGCATAAGGATTATTTCTCACTAATTCCCTTGACCTATCTCTTAACTTCCTAAGACTTGCCTTGATCTCAGCATCAGCACTACTTTGACTGCTCATCCAGTCAGAAGTAAGCCTAGAAACTAAAGCTCCTTGATAAGCCCTGACTGGCCTCTTTGGTTTAACAATGTCTGATACAGCAGATTGACCGAAGCCATCTCCAGAAGTCCAAAAACCTTTCCAAGCATTGACGATTCCCATTGTTAAGCTCCGAAACGAACGTGAACAGCTCTAGGATTACCAAGGCCATTAGCAATCTTATCAGCAGCCTGTTCTCTCACTACTTCTGCCTTTAATGCCGCTTTTAAGACCAAAAGTTCGCTTAAATCGTACTTTTTAGCCGTTCTATTGCCTATTTTATATTCCTGAACAACACCATTAGTTAATAAAGATCGAATTGCTGACTCAACAGAATCAAGATCTTTCTGTGCTGAACTTCTACCATCAAAGGCAAAAGGTGTTCCCGAATAACTTAAACTTGCTAATACTTCAAAACGACCTGTTAGTAAAGTCTGTTTCTCTGCTCCAGACTTATCTGCAACAGATTGAAAATACCAATCACCAACATCAAAACCAGCAGTAGTAGCAGCAGGAATTGAAAATTGCCAACCATCCTGATAAACAGTACTTGTAACTATCGCACCCTCTGCTGCTACATTCGTCCTTAAATAATAAGTAACAGTCCAATCCGTACTATTTATAGGCTCACCAAAAGTATCAGTAGTAGGGCCATCCCTCCACTGAACTAAGTCGCCTGCTCTAATTTGTTTAGGAATAGTCACTTTTTTACCAATTACCGACGAAATTACGCCGTTTAGTAGAACTTTGTCCCTTTGATCTTAGCGGAACCTCCTGCTTAGGCTCATCTGGATTGCGCCTTTTTTCTAATTGATCCCATATTGTTCGTCGATCATATTTCTGTTGAAACCTCAAAAACGCTGCCCACGCATAAACAGCTTCATCTAAAGCTTCATTTCTTGCTGAACTTTTCTTAACCCAAATTCTTTCTTGATAACCATTTTTATATCGTAATACCTGTCTTTCAGCAGTTAATTCTTCAAAATAATCTTGCGTAATTGTTGGAAAAAAGTGAATATACCCTTCACCCACTTCCGCATCTCTCAATTTATTATGCAAAGTTGTTTTTATAACATCAGTTCCAAGAGGAAACAATTTCACACCTCGTTTTAATGCCTTTCCAGAAAAAGTTATATCTTGCGTTGTTGGTTTCCCTAACGGTGGTTTACCTTTTTGACTTGCACCTTTAATGCCAATCAAACCTAAATGAGATCTCTCCCTAACGTACTGGTAAACCTCCTGAGTGAAGTGACCTCCAGTATCTATCGCTGCACTCTCAATCTTTAACTCATAACCATCCTTACATTTATATTTACTCATCAATACTTCATCCATTTGCTTCCATAAGTCTGCTCTTGCTGGAGATCCATAAATCACCTTTCTATCGACAAGGAACATTTCTTCATTTCTACCTATCCCCCAAATACTCATAGATAAACGATCATCTTGCACGTCACAGCCCATACATAAAACTAAAGCTTCTGCTGGTGGTTCTCCTCTTTCGTATTTAGCAGCAGCAGCCCTTTCCATTAGTGCTTCTGCTCCAACCTTAGAAGCGTATTCGTCTTCCCATGTTTCTCCTAAAACAGTATTAATCCACGTTTTTAATTGCTCTGGATCTTGTTTACTCTCCAGAAACTCCTCAACTAAATTCGACCAGCTTGCATTTGGTGAATAGGAATAAGCAGACCAAATATGAAAACCAACATGCTTACCATTACCAGGGTTAGTAGATCTCCACTCACCACGCTCTATCATCCACCTCTTTTTATTATGAGGAATATGGTATTTACAACTTTCACATTCATAAGCAGCAGTCGAAGGATCATTATCTCTAACAGTCGCAATTAAATTAGGCCATTTCAAATACTGCATGTGACCGCATTTTGGACATGGCACGTAGTATCTCTGCTGATTTGTCTGATTAAATAGCTTCTCAATCCTGCTGAAATCCTTAATCGTAGGAGTACTACCAGCAACTATTTTCCTATTCCAGAAATATTCTGTTCGTCTAATACCCAATTTAATCTGATCTCCTTCTGATCCTGCACCTCCAATGGGATAACCATCCGTTTCATCAAACAAAACTATCCTTCTGGAAACTCTTCGGAAACCAGTAGGACTATTTGCACCTACCAAAGATAATGTCCCACCTGGATATTGTTTCTGAAGTAACGTGTTAGTTGAATCTTTTGCTCTTGCATCACTCACTAAACCTTGTAAACATTTAGTGTCCCTAATCATAGGTGCTATCTCCTCTTTCGAGTAACCAGTCGCGTCCTGTATGGTTGGTTGCACTACCATTATGGAGCAGGGGTCTTGATGAACATGGTACGCAATAATGTGATTTAAGATCTTAGAATATCCAACCCTAGCTGACTTCATTACCGTAACTTGTTCAATATTATTATCAGTAATTGCATCCATAATCCCTTTCTGGTAGGGCAATGTACGCCATCTTCCACCTTCAGCACTTGATTCAGCACTCAAATACGCATATTCATCTGCCCACTCACTAAGACTTAACTTTCTTGGCGGCTTGAACGCTGCAAATGCTCGTCTTTCTAGTTCAAGAATACTCATGCTGCTTGTGGCTCCGCTAATTCTTCTAATGCTTCACGAATAATGTCTTCCAAATGATTCATTGCATTGTTATCTAAATCAGGAATCCTTTGTTTCGCCTTCGATGGAACTCCTAATAACTTGGTGCGAGCTGTAGCAACGATATTTTCCCAAGATCGCTGCACTTCTGTCATAGGAACAAGGTCATCTTCCTTCTGCTTACGCTCTAACTCCAATAATTCAGCCTTCAAATGTTCTGTTCTTGCCCTGCTCTCCTCATATTCAGGAATTGATTCATGGGTAATACTATTCCTTGGTTTTTTTGGCTTTTTATTTGTAGCGTCTATACGATCCATCCTTTGCCCCGCCGATTTCTTCTTCAATTCCTCACGCATGGTGTCACTATTTATCAATATGTTTCCATTTGCATCCTCCATTGCGGTCAATTTGCCCCTCTTGATGGACATGTAAATCGATTGCAAAGTTACCCCTAGCTCTTCTGCTGCCTGCTTTCTCGTAATTAGTGGCATTTTGTGGTTTGGTGTAACAAAAACCTTCACTTGTTACATTAGCGTACTTTGTTACATGTGGTATAATGTCCCGCTATCACTGGACTGAAAACATATATAGGGGGTGGTTTTTAACAGATGTAACAAACTTGTGGATGTAGTGCCTAGAAAAATTTTGCGCCTTGAAACCACT